CTTGAACCTCTTCGGCATCATAACCCGCATCAGTTAGCCTGTCGAAACGCTCTTGACCGTTACCCCACAAACCCTGTAATACTTCTTGAGCTACGCTGTCAAGGTCTGAACTAGCGCTATTGCTTGGTGTTTCATCATTTAAAATAGCGTTAACTCTATCTTGCACGGCTTGCGCATCGTAACCAGCATTTGTTAGATTATCGAAACGTTCTTGTCCGTTGCCCCAAAGGCCTTGCACGACCTCATTGGCTATGGTATTAAGGCTTTTTAGATCGTTTTTACTGATTGAATTATCTTCCTCATCGTCTAACAGTACAATATTCTTATCAAACGGGTTACTAGAATACTGCCACCAGCGAATACCGTCCATAGATGGGAAATATTCAAAGTCAGCGTTACCGTCGTTTAAACCATACCCGGCAATCCAAAGGCTGTTTGGGAATTTCGCAAGAATCTGCTCATAAT